CGTAAACGTCATCAAGGGCAAGACCTACACGACCGCGAATACGCTTGAAGCGTTGTTCACGCCGAGTGGTTACAAGCTGGATGAATGCACTGCTGGCGAAGTAAAAATCTTTGCTCGCATTGTGGAAACCGCATTGCTGGTTGCCTAATCCTAATATCGGGTGGGGGAGTTCTAACCTCCCCTGCCCATATTTGCATAAACACCATGTTACTTAAGCCTTCAGAAGAGGCGATGACTGCTGCTGTCGTCCGTGAACTATGCACGGGACGGCAGTTTCTTGATTCTCTCCAGCAATACCGCGAGGCGGATGCTGCTTCTATCGCTAAAGAGGCGCGGAAATACGCTCCCAAGAAGAACTGGAGACACCTTGCGGAGATCCCGCAACGGGAGTACCTTCAGATGGTACATAAATATGGACATGAATGCTGGGAGGACAGGGAATTTGTTCGTGACTTTCAGCGATTAGAGCCTACAATGGCCGTCTACAAGATGTGATCTATGCAGACCAAGAATTACACCACTGATCTTTTGCCACTTATTAAGGCACTTTGTGGTGTCGAGTTTGCATCTATTGAATTGCCACGCATTAAGGCGATGGTAAATCGTCGGGCCAAACGAGCCTACCGAGCGTCCAACTACTGGACAAGATTTCTGAAGATTGGCGAAGAGCGTGCGGTGTCATCCAACGTAATTGGATTCACCGAGTCTGGGAAAGACCCGATTGACACATTTCTGCGTATTCACAAACAACAGCCGTATCAAACTGCCTCGGTGCAGGAGTTTGATTTCATGGTGACTAGCGCAGGTGCAACCATTATTGCAGGAACACTTGCTCCCACGGCTGCTTGGGTGACTTACAAGAAGCAGTTCTCTGATACCTATGGGGACGGGACGAGCGGTTCTACGACCACAGTTCCAGATGAATGGTTTGAGTATCTTGCTCACGGAACATACGCTGACTACCTTCGGGCTGAAGGTCAGCAAGAGAAAGCAGCACTTGCCGAGCAGGAGGCTGACTCAATTCTGCAAGATGAGTTGATGAAGTTGGACGAGCAGCACACACAAACAATTGTGTCGCAGCGAATTATGACAAACTCTAACATGCAACTTCGCTACTGATGTTTTACGCACTTGCAAATAGAATTGGTGGGTTCATGCCTACTACATTAGACCCAGACGCACAGGCATACATTGACGCTGTAGTTGCTGTTGGTGCGACTGTCTCGGGAGCGCAAAAGAAGGCCATCAGCGAGTTCTATGCGACCGGGAAAGATGAGGGATGGTATGCCAACATCAAGAGGCTGTATCTGCCGATCTGGGCTATTGCCAGCCCGAATGCGATTGATCTGATTACTACGAACAGCGGCACGTTTGCTGGGACTGTCACCCATTCTGCCGGATACATTACTGGAAACGGATCTAATGCAAGGATGGCAATGGACACAAGTCCAGATGCTCTTAGTATTGTAGATGGAGACGCTTCCATTTCTTGCCTTATTTACGCGGCTGGTGCTGGATCTTCTTTTCGTGCGGTAATTGGGGTGACACAAACAGCCAAGAAGAGTTTCCGGATTTCAAGGAACACCATTGCCGGGGCCACAACTTCAGCTGGAAGCCTTGGTGTTGACATGAATGCAACAGACACCACGTTTGGTGGCATCTATGTTGCTGGCGAGACAACAACAACAAATAGGTTTTTCCGTGTTAGGAAAACTGCCGGAGTCACTTCTCTTGCTACAAACACTTCTTCTTCTACTGGAGGCTACCCAACTATCAATGCACAAATTATGGCTGCAAATAACAATAGCAGTTTTGCAAACTTTTCTAACGATTCAATTGGCGCGGCACACATCGGGCTTGAGTTTACAACAACACAAGCAGATCAATACAGTGCGGCACTGAAAACAATGTGGGAAACCTGTACGGGACTGACACTGCCATGATCGGATTTGCCGTTACTGCTGAACAAGCACAAGCCGCAAATGATGCGGTGGCCTTGGCGCAATCATCTCGCGGGCTGCCAGTTTTCTGGTTGCCGGGGAATTACCACATCTTTACTGGATACCATGCTGGACTCTCCTTTGTGCCATGCGATGATGACATCATGAATACCCCGCTGATTGGTAATCCTCCATTGAGGCCGGTTGATTTCCCAGAGTTTTTCCAAATCATCGATGACCTTGGCGGATTGGATGCTAGGGTTGACGTTAATCCCCAAGACATTATTGATCCTGACGCGCCACAAGAGCCATGAGACACTTTGTAGACACCCACAGTCACACTATTGCCAACGGAGCCACTGGTGTGTTAGCATCTGCTACTGGATTTATGGTGACATTTGTTGAGGCGATGGAGGCTTGGGTTCGGTTATCTACGGCGGTTGTTCTTCTTCTTGTTGCCTTGATTTCTTTGAGAAATCTGGTAAAATCTAGGAATGAAAAAGACAAATAATAAAAATAAATTCACATCAAAAGATATGAAAACAACTATTTTGGGAATTTTGACCATTATCGCGGCAGTTGTAAACGCCGCAGTTGCCCTACTGAATGGACAAAACGTGGATTTCGGGGCCACGATTGCGGCCATTACTGCCGGCATTGGCCTCCTCAAGGCTGCTGATGCCAAGTGAATTTTGTCCTAGCGATAATTTCTGCTTGCCAAGCCTATGTTAAATGGGTTGATTGGCAGCGTGAAAAAGAACTCGACCACATTGAGGACGAGATTGACCGCCTTGCTGCTGATGGGAGTCCTATTGCCCAGTTGCGGCTTGAGAGATTGGCGAAACGTCTCAAGAGAAAACGAGGCAGCACTGCGCGACCCAGTAACAGTGACCCTTCTTCCTAGCGTCCGCTACCAGTTCAAAGAAGGGTATGTGGATGGGCATGGGCAGAAGTTTTTTTCCCACTACGCCTATCGACGAGCCATCATCATAGGAGATCAATGAGGCAGAAAACACCGAGATCTGTCAGCATAGGTGGGCAGAAGTTCAAGATCACATTCCGTGATTTAGAGAACGATGACTGGGGGCAGATGCTCTTCGACGACAGGCAGATATTGTTGTCAAAAAAATGTCTTGCCAATCCAAAGAATCTCAAAGATACATTGAGGCATGAGGTTATTCATGCTGCTCTTGCTGTCAGCGGTTGTTCATTCGCTGATCGTTTTGACGAGGAAAGCATCGTCCGTGCTATCGACAATATTTTCTTTCCGGCGTGGGAGAAACTTGAAAACAAACTAAATCCATGAAAACAACATCCAAGCTCGTCATGCTCATGAGCGACCTCCACGTTGGCAGCACGATGGGGCTATGGCCAAAAGACTTCCTGTCCAATGAGGGCAATCCCATCGGGCAGAACGAGTTCCAAAAGTGGCTCTGGGAGTGCTGGGAGGATATGCTTGTCTGGTCGCAAAAGGTCATCGGTAAGGATCAGTTCGATTTGGTTGTCAATGGCGACCTTGTGGACGGCATCCACCACAAGACGCTGCAAGTGATGACACCCGATCCCGGCGACCAGACGGACGCTGTGAGACAGGTGCTGGGATTCTTGGCCGAAACCTGCCACAAATTGCACATCATTAAAGGAACGGAGGTACATAGTCGCAATGACGAGATTCGCATCGGGCGTGCGCTTGGAGCCACAAAGAACCCAGCCACAGGCCAGAACGCATGGGACAACCTCGATCTTGAGGTCGGTGGCACACTAGTGAACTTTGCGCACCACATCTCGGCAACTGCCCGAAGCTGCCTTGAGGCATCCGCGCATTCGATTATGCTGGGCAATCTAACCCACAGCCGAGCTAGGGCAGGCAAGGCAGTCCCGAAGGTCATGTGCCGAGCGCACAGACACCGCCACGGAATCTGGGACGATGGCAACCAACTTTCGATCATTACCGGCGCATGGCAGGGTCTCACTCGCTACGCCCACCGTGTCGTGCCAGACGCGGTTCCACAACCTTCAGTTGTCATCCTCGACATGAGGCAGGTTGAGAAGGGGGAACTTCCGCTTGTGCATCGCAGAATTTACACCGCAGACTAACTAACCAACAAAAACACCATGAAAAAAATCGGAAACAAATCGGCACTTCTTACCGCGCTTGAGTCGCTCAACGATAACGTGCAGCGGGAGGATGAGTTTACGCTCAAAGAGTTCATCCAAGAAGCCTCAAGCGGTGGGCGTAAACTGCCAGAGAATACAGCAGCCTCGCATTTAAGGAGACTAATCGAATCGGGCGAACTGAAGAGCCGAAAAATTTGTCTCAATGGGAAAATATCCAACGTTTACAGTAAGCGATAAACTAATACTAACATGAAGAACATAATTAAGAAGCTGTCATCTTATCTGCAATTAGCAACCGCACCCACTAAACGTGGGAACATTGCTATTTGCGTGGGCCACAGCAGATTGGTGAAGAACCGCCACGAAGGAGGAGCGTTGTCCGTGGATGGGACGAATGAGTGGTATTACAATAACGTGCTGGCGGACATGATCGCTGAACATTTGGAGGCGAAAAACTTCAATGCCAAGGTGATTAAGACTTACGATGGTGGTGGGTATGCTACCGCTATGGCTTGGCTTGCTGGATTACTCAAGACATGGAAGGCAGATGCCGCCGTGGAATTGCATTTCAATGCTGCTGGAGTAACAGCCAATGGGCATGAGTGGCTTTATTGGCACACCAGCAAAGAGGGTATGGCACTAGCCTGCAAGATTGAGGAGCGATTCCTTGGGAAGGTTCCCTCCATCAAGCGGCGCGGCATTAAGCCAATCAAGTCATCCGAGCGTGGTGGCACATTCCTTCGCAAGATGCCGTGTCCAGCCGTTATTGCTGAACCATTCTTTGGCACAAATAAGAAGGACTGGGTGTCCGCCAAGACACAGAGTTTGGAGATCGCAGACGCTATCGCCCAAGGCATCTCTAATTGGTGGTATTCCAAGTTAGTCCAAATCCCAACTGAAAGTGAGTCTAAATGAGTCACACATTGTGGGGATCGTGACGGTCCTCTACGCATGGGTAGGGCTATCCTATGCTGTCAAGGGTGACTTCCCTTGGGCATTAACATGGACTGCCTATGCTCTGGCAAACGTTGGGCTGATTCTCGCAGCTAGGTCGGACTAATCAATCCCGCTTGTTTGCCATAGGCGGGAATTGTCAGTTCCCAAACGGGAATTGCGGAGGTGTCACCTGTAAACATTTCCACCTTATCTGGTAACCTTCCTGCGCTATCTGGCAACCTTTTGGCGTTTTCTTTACCTGCGGTAGGAGGGCCAGTCAAAGTGTAGCCCGATGCCATTCTCCCGAATACGGTCAAGGATCGCCGGGGACAATGCCTTGGCGAACTGCTCGCGGTTGTAGTTAGAGATCAAGATGGTTGGCTTCTCATGCTGGTATCTGGCATCCACGATCTGGGTCAGCTTCCTGTCCTCAAACTGAGTCTCCCCCCGCTCTTGGATCTCGTCGATGACCAGCACCGAGGCTTCGCAGTAGGAGTCCAGAAGTTGCTTCTCGGAAACCTCGGAGTCCCGCCGGTAGGTATCCCGGATCTGCATAAACAAATTGACTGCGGTAGTGTAGACCGGATGGACATCCTTGGACACCCCGAAAACCTTGTAGGAGCGATTGGGTGGCTTGGCCTCGGATGCTAGCTTCTGGGCCATGCGGGTCTTGCCTGTACCATGTCCGCCGTAAAGCACCACAATGCCTCCAGAATCCACGATAGGTAGCGCAGCCTTGTAGTGTCCCCACCAGCCGTCTCCGACGCATTCTGGGGCATTCTTGTAGCGCGAAGGGAATCCTCTCATTTTCGGTGATTTATTTTCGTTTGTATCTTCTGCGGTTCCCACTACGGAACAGGTCAATGCTCATGTAGTGGTTGCCAAGTTTCATCCGGCGCACCTTGTCCCAGTCAATGGTAACTAGCGGTTCCATAGCACGGGACTCCTCGGTGTCGAGCAGTTTCTCTACTGCCTTGGAGAACCCGATCCTAGAACGGCGAGCGTAATTAAGAATCCTCTGGTGAGTTTCCGGGGTCAGACTGACAGTCCTTTTGACAGTCTGTTGCTCCTCCGGCTTGGCTTTCTTTCTCCAGCGGAATCGGTATGTTTTCGGATCTATTGGTTTTTCTGAAGATTCGGTCATAGTTGTCCCCATAGACTTTCATATCTACGGGCCTCGGTGTGTCCCCCTTGCCGGCACTCATGACTTCATTGATTTGCTTCCTCGGCACTTCCATTTTTTGCGGGAAAGTGCGTTGGGGCTATTGGGGTTGTCCTTCCAGTCACCCTTGATCTTGGCAGAGCGAGCGCAATAGGAATTTCCTTTGGCCGTACCGGGTCTAATGCGATCCCCGCCGTCTTTGGCTGGGCCTGCTTGCCCATAGCGAATAGTGTTCTTCCTTCCAGTCTTTGGGTTGACTACTACTTTTTTAAATCTCTTTTCCATAGCGGGGTAGATAATAGTCCAATTCGTTTTCGTAGTCTAGGGACGACTGGTGCGATCGTTGGGACGGGTTGTCGAATAAGGCACGGATTGGATTGTTTCTCCAGTTGAAATGCTGGGTTTCATCATCGTCATCCTCGGCTTCCTCGGCAAGGTTATCGCCGCACCAGTTGTCCCTTCTTGGATTCATGCTAGTTGGTATTTGGCAAATCGTTTTCCGTTCTTGTTCATCATGGTGGTCACGATGTTATGCCCCTCTTGCCGAAGTTCAAGGATTCTAGCACCGAGGCGGAAGATCCCCCACTTGGTGAGGGCATCCATCGGTGTGACTGCCTTGCCACTCAATACCCATTTACGTAGTTTCTTGTTTGCACTTTGTGTGTTCATTGTTTTGTGTTGGTTGGTGTTTCTTTGACAAACTTCCCGTCTACCATCTTGCCTTTGCGATCACGGATTTGCATCCATGCCGCTTCAAGGCATTCCTCGAAAGTTGTTCCTGCGAGTTCCGCTGCGAGGATAAGGCACACTGTCATGTCACCGATGCCGTCGATGGTCTCGTAGCGGTCTTTGTTGTGGGCTGCTGTGAGTGTCTCAACGTATTCCTCGTAGGCTTTATCCAGCTGGGAGATGAGAGTTCCCTGCCCTTCTGGGCCGGTGATTCCTCGGTCTATCCCCCATTGACGTACATTGTCTATTAGTTCTTGGCTGTTCATTTGGTTTCGTTTTTTGCAACTTATTGTAGATCAATCGAGCCTCGGGATATCTTCCTCAAATGAGAAGTTCTCATCGATAGCCAGCATGATTGCATTGTGCATTTCGACGAAGATGGTTTCTCTATCCGGTTGATCGGTGTGTTTGTGCGCTCGGTTCCAGCCAAAGCGGATTCCGTCCTCAACAGCGTCAGTTAGTATCTTGTATGTTCTGGGTTTCATTTTGTTTGTTGTGTTGGCTGTGTTTGATTAAGCAAATATGGACACTTTTCGTCCGTTTTTGTCATGTCGGCGTTCGGCTACACGTTTGGTTTGTCGGCGTTCGGCCACAGTTATCAGTAAGCCCATTTAGCATCTCCAAGGAGTTCTGTCGAGTCCTGCCACCAGTCGTCCCATTGCTCGTTTGTAGCAACATTCCAGTCAGGGATGCGTGCAGCAGCACCTTCGGGAGTTAGACTGATCGGCAACCACTTCAAACGATTGTTTGGATAAATAGCAATCTGCCCGTTGGAGAGTTTGACCACGTTACCTTCTTTGTGTTCTTCCAGCAGTTCAACGTCACCAATGTCCAGTGTACCAGCAGCTTGATTCTCAGGCAGGAAGTCTATCGTGAACCAGTAATGTCCAGTCATCGGAGGGCAGCCCTTACCCATGTTGACGATCATCGGCACATCGCACAGTTGGCTTTTCTGCCAAACCTCGATGCTACCGGATAGGCACTCCCACAGTTGCACCTTGTGGAGCGGTAAGTCAACTTGTTCTCCATCCGGCTCGTAGTGGTAAATGCACTGGGGCGGAATCTTGTCAAAGCAAGCGGCGTATTTGTCCACCCACACCTGAAAGCAGAATGGACGATTTCGCATAGCCCTCACGCTAAGTAGCCACGATGGCTCATACTCTGTCTCGCTGCCTCCAAAGGCATCACAACGGACGTAAACACGGGACTTTGGCAGGTTAGCGTTTCTCATGGTTTGTGTTTTCGGGTATCACTCATATTGTTTTAGTTTCTTTTTTAATTTTCTGTTTTCGATTCGCAATTTTACGATTTCTTCGTCGGCTTTCAGAATAGCGTCTGACGCCATCCAAATCGAATCAATTAGTGTTTCGCGGCATTGTTCTATTGTTAGTAACGCACGAAGAGCTTTAGGTTCGTGGCATAAAATTTTGCGGATGTCTTTCTTGTTAATGATCATTGGTTTTGTTGTTCCCATTTCCCGATGGTTTTCAGAAATGCCTCAGCTCGGTCACGCGCCGTGGCGTCCAATAAATCAATGCCGTCTTGTTTGTGGTAGCCGTGTGCAGGATTTAAGATGCGGGAGAGATGATCGACGAATGTAGCACGCGATGACCAATCTCTATCCCACAAAGCCTGCTCCGCTTCGTGCATCGCGTTTAGGTCGTTGCAGTAGTCGGGAAATTCTGCTTCTTTTGACTCCCAATATGCTCCATCTGGTGCATAGGTAGTTTTTCTCTCATATTTCCACCCACAATATCCCGCGATTGCGATGTTGATTTGTTGGTTTTTCATAGTTTGTTTTGATTCTGTCTCACTGGTCAACTCAGGCTTTACCTGCTGGCATGAGCATTGCACTTTCCCAACACGAACAACCTCCATGTCGCAGTCTGGGCCGCATTTGAGCCACTCGTTGCCAAAACCATCAGCAATGCAATCTTGTTTCATTGATCGTAAAAATTGGTTCTCCTGTTGTATTCTGCGATCAGTAAGGCATCAGCGATTGCGTGAGTCACTTTGATATTTGGGAATAGTTCCTGCGCTCGACGCTTGCTTACGTTCTTATCGCCTTTCGTCATGCATCCCATTGCCTTCTGCCAGACCTGTGGCCGAACACGCTCGAAGGGGATTGCGTTGGCGGTGAGTGCCATCTCAAGGTTGCCGTAGCCTCGGCCAAAGCTGAACGCTGACACAACCCCCATCTGCGGACTGGAGGACACTTGTTCGATGTAGGCTTTGACCTCGTAGGGTTTGAAGTCTGGAACCTCAAAACCTATGGACTGGATTAGATCCCACAAGTCCTGCAAGGTGTCTGGCATTTTCTCTGCACACGCCTTTCCATCGGTGATCCATGCGATGCCACCGTTGCAGCCCGGGTCGATGCCAATGTATGTTGTCATTCATCTCCCTCCCGCAGCTTGACGTATCGCGTCATAGCCTCCTGCCAGTCTAGCGATTGCCATGAATTACTCATGCCGTAGACAGCAAGATCGTGAGCGCATTGCTTCCACTTGGTGAGTTGGTCGGATA